CATTAATTGCACAACAACAAAAAGATGAATATCTTCATTGGTATGGTAATTGGGAGTATGAAAATGAATTAATAAACAAAATCAAAAATAAAATTTGGGTAGGATTATATCATTTTCCATATGAAACGGAAAATTTATATCACATTCCAAATTGTTATGAATTTAAACAAAATAAAGAACTTTCTAATTCAGTAGAGGTTGGATATGCAGCTAGAGTTGAAGGTAGGAAAAATGTTGAATATATGGATGGATTGGGTGGATTCATTTCTACCAATTCGGAAACATTTAACAAATATTATAAGAAAAAATATGGATACAAATTTGAAAAAACAAAAGTTTACAAGTTTGATTACAAATATAAAGAAAGGTTCTACCAACTTGATTGGGGAATATCTCACTCTTGCTTTGAATTTGAACCATTCGGATACGGAATTTTTGAAGCAGTGGATTGGGGGAAACTTCCAATATTACATGAAAAGTGGCATGTTCCACTTGATTATAAATACAAAGCGTTTGACGAGGTATCATTTAAGGAAACCTACAAAACAATTTGTGAAGATGATTATAAAACCCGTAAAACAGAGTTTGAAAAACTTAAAAAATGGATGAGTGAAAACTTTTCTAACAAAGATGTATGGAAAGATAAACTTTTAGATATTTATAACCGAGAATAACACTTTATACTATGCCGAGGACAAACTTATCATTAGGAAACTTATTTAGAGCAACACAAGGTTCAGTAAGAACTAGTCAAGCCGTTTCGTTAAATGCTATGAACGCATCAGCAGGAACCGCCGCATCTATGATAGAATTTGCAGTTGATTCTATAACAATAAATCAACCAACTTTTACATATATAGTAGAAAGTACATCTGAAACAGCAACCTTTTCATTTGGTTCAGCTGGTTCTTTACATGGAACTAGAGTTGGTAGTGTAGCTGCAAATTATTCAGTAACATTTAATAATGCAAACTTTTCAGTAGGTTCTCCGACATTAGGAGCATCTCCATCGTTTCCAATTACACCCGCAGCAATAAACGCATCAAACTATTCCGAAGCTCAATCTACTTTGTCAATGACATATGCAGATGGATACAATTTGGCAGCAACAAATTATAATAGTACATCTACAAAAATATTATACGCAGTAGATGTATACAATACAATTAACCAACCAGATTTTTGTTTGTTATTCGGTACACAAATCGAATTGGCAAATGGTACAATGATAAATGTTGAAGATTTGAATGTTGGAGATGAAATTAAATCTTGGGTGCCAGCAGGATTACCTGATGAATCTCAAGACACAGAAAGTGACCAAGTTGAATGGAGATTTTATCATTCGGAAATTTTATCAGGTTCTGCACAAAACGTAATAGTTAGTGATTTAACTTTTAACTTTGCAGAAGGGTATTTCTCACTTAACAATGGTTTAATTAAAGCAACTGAAACTCACCCACTATATGTTTACGATAATGAGATTGGTAAATATAAATTTAAGAATGTAGGTGATATATTACCTGGAGACAAATTGGTAATGCAAGATGAAACTGAAGTGGAAGTTACTAATATTGAAATCGTAACAGAAAATGTTGAAATCGTAACTGTAAATGTGGAAAATGCCGATGTATATATTTCAAATGGTTTAATATCACATAACAAAGGAACAACTACACAACCTTCTATTCCTGCAAGTGGATTAAGAATGTATTTAGACCCAACTAAGACCGCATCATTTGGAGCCGGTTCATTACCAGCAACTGGAACTCCAACTGTAGATTTATTAGATTTGACAGGATATGGTACGGGTGTTAGACCAGGAGCACAATCTCCATTATCGTTAGCAAGTTCAAACCCATCATATAATAATGGTGCAAGTAGAAAAGAAAGATATTATTCTTTTGATGGTGGTGATTTATTTTATAAAGATACTGCATCAAATATAAATGGTGGTATTTCTCAATTCAATACTAATACGGGTACAATTCATATGTGGGTAAGACCTACAACAACATTGGGAACATCTACAAGACACATTTTTGACTATGCAGGTTTTTATGGTTTAGCAATTGAATCAACTAATAATTCGGCATTAGATAGAGTTAAATTCTATGGTAGTACATTAGGTAATAGTGCACAATTAACGACTTCATTATCAGCAAACGTTTGGTATATGATTTCAGTAACATTCCAACCATCTGGAACTGTAACAGTTTATGTAGATAAAACATCAGTTGGTACATTCTCAGCATCGGCGTTTACTGCACCTGCATCTACTAACTATGTAACAATAGGTTCAAATAGTGCTAGAACATCATTTTGGAATGGACAAATCGGACCAGTATTGTTTTATAACACATTACAAAACGCAACATCGGTAGGACAAGTATACGATTATTTCTCTCCGACATACAAATAAGATTTTTGTTGTTTTGATTGAAAATTTTATATTTATATTGAGAACTAATAAATTTAAATTAAAGTATATAAAATGGCAGAAAAAATGGTATCACCAGGTGTTTTCACAAAAGAAAACGACCTTTCATTCTTACAACAAGGTGTAGCAGAAATAGGCGCAGCATTTATTGGCCCTTTCTTAGAAGGCCCATTAGTACCAACAATCGTAAATTCACAAGCTGAATTCGAACAATTATTTGGAGTAGCTGATGGAACATATTATACTCCATTAGCAGTACAAAATTATTTAAGAGAAGCGGGAACTGCAACTATTTGTAGAGTAGCAGGTGTTGGTGGATATACTGCATACAATCCTTTACTATTAACAGTAGCTTCTTCGTCCGTATCCGCTTCGGTTGGTATTTTATTCCCAACGGATAAAAATACATTAACAACTGGATTGAGTGGTTCAGCCGCAACTACTGTAACTGGTAGTTTAGGAAGTGGAGATTTTACAATCTTTATTACAGGTTCAACTAATTTTAGTGGAACATCTTCATTAGATTCTGAAGATATAAATGACATTGAATCAACATTTGGAACATCTCCATTAGGTTCTAAAGGTGCATATGTATATGGTTTCTTTAAAAATCATAACGTTCCATTTGTAGGAGCTACATCATCTTCTTTAACAATATTGGATGACCAATTATTTACATTTGATGCACAAGAAGCATTGACTCCAATGATTAAATCTCAAACTATTTCTGGTGACAGATTTGATTTATTCCAATTTGAAACAATAGGTGCTGGTAATTCTGCAAATACAAAAGTAAAAATAGGTATCACAAATATTAAAGCAGCTGGTAGTGTAAATGGTACTGATTATGGTACATTCACTATTGTTGTTAGAGATTTTGCTGATACGAATAAGAAAAGGAACGTACTAGAAACTTATTCTAATGTAAACTTAGACCCTAACTCACCAAACTATATTAGTAGAGTAATCGGTGATAGAAAATTAACTATTGGAGATGATGGTAAGATGACTGAAACGGGTGATTGGGTTAATAATTCTAAGTATATTAGAATTCAATACTTAAATACATCAGCACCTGTACAAGCCGTACCATTTGGACACGCAGCATATACACTACCAATTTCAGCATCGGCTGGTATTGGAGCATTAGTTCCGTCTGTATCATTCATAACTGCATCAGCAGCACAATATGGTGGTATCGATTTAGATTTCAATACCGATAACACAATCTATTTAAAACCAATTCCAACAGGAGCGGGTGTGGGTTCTAATTCAGTATTTGGATTAGATTCAGCAAATGGTGGTACATTATCAGTAGGTTCTTCTTTAGCACAATTCGTAGTAGCATTTCAAGAAGGTTTTGATGGTATGAATCCAGCAACTCCAATTTATACCGGAGCAAATATTACAGCAGGTAACTCACAGGGTTTTAATTTAACAACTGCATTATCTTCAGGTTCAGTAGCATATGGTAAACATATTTCAGCATTATCTAATTCTGACGAATATGATATTAATATGGTAATAACTCCAGGTGTTATTAGTAGATTGCACTCTTCAGTTGCAACATCTGTTTTAGATATGGTTGAACAAAGAAACGATTGTTTTTATATTTTAGATACAACTGCAGCAGATGATACAAAAGCAATTGCATTATCTCCAAGTTACTACAACGCATCACAAATCGATTCAAATATGGTAGCAACTTACTATCCTTGGATTAAAACAATTGATGTAAACACAAATAAATTAATTACAGTTCCACCATCAGTATTATTACCTGGCGTATTCGCAGCAAACGATAGAGTAGCAGCAGAATGGTTCGCACCAGCTGGTTTAAATAGAGGTGGATTGGTAGGAGCAGTTAGTGTATTAAATAGATTAACTCAATCTGAAAAAGATGATTTATACGAAGGTAAAGTAAATCCAATCGTACAATTCCCAGGACAAGGTATTGTAGTATTCGGACAAAAGACATTACAAGACAAACCATCTGCATTAGATAGAATCAACGTAAGAAGATTGTTATTAACTGTAAGAAAATATATCGCATCTACTTCAAGATATTTAGTATTTGAACAAAATACTTCTGAAACAAGAAATAGATTCTTAAATATCGTTAACCCTTATTTAGAATCAATTCAACAAAGACAAGGTTTGTACGCATTCCGTGTTGTAATGGATGAATCTAATAACACACCAGATGTAATTGATAGAAACATTATGAAAGGAGCTATCTACTTACAACCAACTAAGACCGCTGAATTTATTCAAATCGATTTCAACATCTTACCAACTGGAGCAGCATTTAACGGATAATTTAGAAAACAGATATTTATATAAAAGAATTAAAAAATAAAGTAAAATGCCAGAAATATTAGAGTTTGATAAAATGTTCTATAAGAATTTTGAACCTAAAATGGGGAATAGATTCATTATGGAAATAAATGGTATAGAATCATATATCATCAAAACTGCAAATAGACCTACATTCACATCGGAAGTAGTTGAATTAGACCATATCAATGTAAAAAGAAAATTAAAAGGAAAATCTACATGGGATGATGTTACTATCACTCTTTATGACCCAATTGTACCATCAGGTGCACAACAAGTTATGGAGTGGGTTAGACAATCACATGAGTCATTAACAGGTAGAGATGGATACGCTGCTTTCTATAAGAAAGATGTTACATTCTTCTTACTAGGGCCAGTTGGTGATAAAATAGAACAATGGACTTTAAAAGGAGCATTTATCACATCAGCAAACTTTGGTGAATTGGATTGGGCATCAAACGACCCGTTGTCAATTGAATTAACATTATCATATGATTACGCTATTTTAGAATACTAATCTAAATAAAATTATAAAAGAAAGGGATACCCACAAAGTATCCCTTTTTTATTTTTTTAAAAACATAATATATATAATAAACACAAAAGTTATATTATGGAACAACAAAATGTAGAACAACAAGTTACTAGAGGACTGGGAGCACATCAATCAACTGACCAAAAAAATTATCCATTTCCAACTGAAATTATTGGTTTACCATCAAAGGGATTATGTTATCCAGAAAATTCTCCATTAGCTAAAGGAGAAATTACTATCAAATTAATGACAGCTAAAGAAGAAGATATTCTTACTTCTACTAACCTTATTAAAAAAGGAATACATATTGATAAATTGATGGAATCGGTATTAATTGAGCCGGGTGTATCACCAAACGATTTATTAATTGGTGACAAAAACGCATTATTGGTATCATCAAGGGTATTAGCATTTGGGCCTGAATACGAAATAACTATAAATGACCCAAATGAAAACGAACCTGTTAAAGTTATAGTGGATTTATCTAAAATTCAAATTAAAGAAATAGATGATAGTAAGTTAAATAGAAAAAATGAATACGAATATACTTTACCTATTTCTAAAACTCCGATAAAATTTAAATTGTTGACACATGGTGATGAGGTTGCAATTGCAAAAGATGTAGAAGCATCGGAAAAAACCTTAAAACAAAGTAACGAAATCACAGCACGATACAGAAGAGTTATTGTAGAAGTGGATGGTAATAGAGATTTAGGATATATCAGTAATTTTGTTAGTAATAGATTATTAGCTGGTGATTCGAAAGGTTTACGAAAGTATATGGCAGAAATAACTCCCGATTTGGATTTAACATTTGATTATGAATCTCCATTTACCGGTGAGAAGGAGGCTCTCCGAATCCCATTCGGGGTTGACTTTTTTTACCCTACCGATTAATTACGCAGTAACATTACATCAAAAGCTTTTTCAAATGATATATTATGCCAATGGTGGATTCAATTGGCATGATGTTTATTTTATGCCGATTAAACTTAGAGATTTCTATTGGAGAGAACTTTTAAAAGCAAAAGAAGAAGAAAAGGAACAAATTGATAAAGTAAATACTTCTGCAAATAAGTCTAATTCATCTAAAACTAAAAGAAGATAATATTTATAATAGAAATATAATAATATAAAGATGTCTAAAAATATTCTTTCGGAAAATACCATTATTGATAAATTATTAGGACTATTTATTAAAGCAAAGGCTGAAAATAAAAGTGATAGATTTTTATCCAAAATGAAAGAAAAAGACCCGACTTTAGCAAAAGCATGGGATAGTGTCGATAAACATATGGAAGCCGCATTACGTGCATCCAAAGAAGATTTAAAAGCTAGTGGAATTTCTACCAAAGAATTAGATGCCAGATTAAAGAGATTTAATTAATCAGTATAATGGCAAAAAACACACCAATAAGTAAAGCGGATTTAAAAAACTTTGATGAGTACGAAGGTGTGCTTAATAGTATTACAAATCAATTAGGTAAACAAGATGAAATTTATAAAAGAATAAATCTAAACTTAAAGGATAGTAAGGCATTGGTAAGTAGTATTGCAGATAAAATTGAGCATGCTACTGATTTAGAACAAAAGCATAAAAAACAAATAGAAAACGCAGCAAAAGCTTATAAAGAATCTAAAAAAACAATTGCCGAAGCATTATTACAATATAAGAAGAGAGATATATCCCAAAAAGAATATAACGAATTAATTTTAAAAGCTAGAAATAATTATAAAGAAATTGTAAGCCAAATTGATAGTGGTAATAGGTCAGCCGCTAGAACTATAAAAACCTTCCAAGAAGCTGGAAAGGAATTAGATGCGTTTGCAGATGCAGCGGAAAAAAGTAAAAAAAGATTAGAGGGAATAGAAAATGCGGTAGACCATATTGGTGGTTCCGGTGTCGAAGGTGTTCGTGAATTGGGAGATGTTTTAAAATCGGCAGCAAGTGGTGGTAAAGGATTAACAAATGCATTATCAATAGCGGCCGGTGTATTAGCCGGAATGGCATATAATTATGGTTTACTTGGTAATAAGGTGGCCACCATAGCTGGGTATGATGCAAAGATTGCAAAACTTGGTGGAGAAGTTGATGTACTCAATCAGCAAATTGATATGGGTATGTTTGGCGGTAAAAACTTTGTTGCTGCAAAAGCTATGGCTGAATTTTCAGGTCAAGTAGCTCAAATGGGTGCAGCATTTCAAGCGGCATCTAAAACTGCATTGTTTGGTAAAAGCTTAGGTGGAGTTGGATATGGTGCAGCACAATTACAAATGGCTGGTATATCTGCTGAAAAAATAGCAGAAGCAATGCAAGCAGCATCCGATGCGACTGGTAAAATGCCAACCGGTAATATGGCGGCGAGTATGGCTATAATGGCCGAAAGAACCGGGCAATCAACGGAAAACATTGCAAACATAAATGAAATTTTTCAAAGGTTAGATAAGGTTAGTGGAAAAACTGCTTTAAATTTACAAGAAGGAATTAGAGCTATGGCTGATAAAGCCGGTGTGAATTTAGGTAGTGCTATGGCTGAAATTGCCGAAGCGTCTAAGGAGGCATTAAGTTATCAGATAAAAGGAAGTAGTCAATTAGCAAAACAAGTTATAGCTGCAAAATCATTGGGAGTTAGTTTTAATGATGTAGCTAAAGCCGGTAAAAATATGGTTTTAAACTACAAAGATAGTATTAAAGCCGAAATGAGTTTATCAGCAATGCTTGGTAAGAATGTAAATTTATCTGAGGTTAGAGCTAAGTTTATGTCAGGTGATAATGAGGGTGCAATGAGTTCATTAAAATCTCTGGGTTTAAATCCAAAGGATATGAATATGTTCCAACAACAAGCTTTACAAGACGCTTTGGGTGGATTGGATTTAAACTCAATACAAAAAATAACAGAAAATACTACTAGAAGTGGTGGTAATTTAAAAGAAGGAAGTGCGGGTGGTGCAAATAAAGGATTTCTACAAACAGTACAAGCACGTGAGGCAACTTTAAATGCTGCCAATGCAATGATTTCGGCAAATACACAAGTTGAACTTACAAAGTTAAATACGGAAGAAGAGGTACAAAGACAAGAAGCTCTTATAAAAAATGTAGGAGGTATTGCAGATAAAACCAACAATATAAAACAGTTGGAAGCATTAAGAGATGCAGAAACAGGTCTTACGACTGCTATCATTTCATTAACGGCTGCTATAGCAATGCAAGGACTTGGTGGTCTTTTAACAAAAAAATTACCAGGTGGATTATCTGGTATGCCAAACAAATTTGAAGGATTTAAAAAAACAGGCGAAGGTGCAAGTCAATTGGTTAGAAATGCAAAAGGACAAATTGTATCCAAAGCAGAAGCATCTGCTTTTAAATCAGCCGAAAAATTAGCATCTGTTGGTAAATTTGCAAAAGTAATTGGCCCAGTCGCTACCGTTGCAATGGCCGGACTTGATTATAAAAATAGAAAAGACGAAGGACAAACCACTACACAAGCAGCTGCTGGTGCGGGTGGAAGTGTTGCAGGTGGACTTATTGGTGCGAAAGGTGGAGCTATGGCGGGTGCAGCTATTGGTGCATTATTTGGAGGAGTAGGTGCAGCACCCGGTGCACTGATTGGTGGATTACTGGGTGGTGTTGGAGGTGCTATTGGAGGAAGTAAATTAGCGGATTATTTTACAGGAGCCGGTAAGAAATCATCAAAACCATCTGTGACCGAAACAAAACCCGGAGTACCAGCAGGAAAACCAACTGTAACACAAACAAAAACAGGTGCACCAGCAGTAAAACCAACGGTAGCATCAGTAGAAGCACAGACTAAACCAATTGAACTAGGTTCAAAACCAACCGTTACCGCTATTAATAGTATGGGACAAAAGCAAGTTGAAGCACAAAAAATCGCAGCAGAAAAAGCAAAAGCAACATTAACTGAATCTCAATATAATAGTAAATTACAAATAGAAATGATTGCATTATTGGCAGTTAATGCACAATATTTAAATCAAATTACTGAAAATACTGCAACAGAAACTACTCCAGAACTTCGTCTTAATGGAAAAAAATTAGCAACCGGTTTATTAGCAAGTGCACGTAGAAACTTTGGTATAAATAGAACTACATAATATTTGGAATAAAGATATTTATAACTAAATAGTATTATTCTAAAATGGCAACAATACAGGATTTATTCAAATCACAAAAAAAAGACTTATACGGATTAAGTGGTACCGCTATAATTGAAAGTAGAGGTTTAATCAATCCACCAAGGGGTGCGGCATTACTTACATCATCTCCAAGTGCTTTAGCTGATTTAATTGGTAACCAAATAGGTGGAGCATTGAAGGGTTCTGCTAATAGACCATCGGATACTATTTTTAATAATAAATTACCATTTACAAAACCGGTATCATTATTTAAAACACAAGAACAATTAAAAAATGTAATAGAACCGAATAAGGATTATTTTGTAAAACAATCACCGGCCCCAAATTCTATAATTTCACAACTAAGTCAAGGAGCATCAAACCCAGCTGGTTTGGCGGCCAATCTTGCAATCAATGCAGTGACAAAGGGAGGATTAAAAAAATTATCTGACTCATTAAAAAAACCAAAAGAACAAACATATAGTAATAAGAATAAGTTTTCAAAAACCATAGACATAAATAAACAATGGGATATTGATTTAGTTCAAGATGTTGATAAAATTGAAGAGGATAAGTTAACTGAATTTATAGAAAAACATACAGGAAAAAATCAAGTATTAGTTTTGTTTAAAAAATATGGCAAATCAACTACAATACCATTTGAAGGAACTGTTTCTGGATTGAGTGAAGATATTACACCAGAATGGACTAATTTTAGATATTTGGGTTCACCATTTAAGGTAAATAGATATATGGGTGTTGAAAGGAGTTTAAAATTTAATTTAAAATTGTATTATCTAACTAATGGCCAGAAGTTAAATATGGTTAAAAAGGTAAACTATTTAAAATCATTGGCGTTTCCATATGATGAAATTTCTGAAATAAAATATGGTAATGATACACAATCATCTCAATACGCATTTTCACCAAATTTGGTTTATTTATCAATTGGTGATATGTATAAAAATGTATTTGGATTTATTGAAAGTTTATCGTTTAGTATTGAAGATAATACGAATTGGCCATCGAATTTTGATGACCCAAATGATACATTTATGTATCCATCGGTTATAGATGTATCAATTGGTATGAAAATAATAGAAAATCACAAAACAGAAACCCAAAATGATATTACCACATACAAATATGATTTTGATGGTAGAGGTACCGATTCGACAATACAAGAAAAAAAATTACAAGGTAAAGAAGCAGAAGCCCAACAATCTAAGGCCCAACTAGATTATCTTAAAACTAAAGGCCCGGTACAATTTAATTAAAAATAATGCCAAATAGATATCAATATACAAATACACTTACTACTAGAGGTACAAAAAAAAACTATTTAAGTAGTATTATTTATCCAAAAATAAAACCATCGGATGACGATTTATACATCATATCCGAATCAAGTGATAGATTGGATATTCTTGCATCAAAATACTATAATGATAAAACACTTTGGTGGATAATAGCAACTGCAAATAATTTAAATGATGCATCTTTATCAATCACACCCGGTACTCAAATGAGAATACCATCAAATTTGTCAAGAATATTGAACGATTTTGAAAAAATAAATAAATAATAAGTTATGCCATTTCCATTTGTAAAACCATTAGAAGATTGGTTGGTAAAGAAATTAGAAGAAAGGGAAGCCGATAGAAATTATATTAGTACACTATCACCATTTGCAATAATGTCTAGTGGTGCTATTGTTTTGAAAAATAAAACACCCCAAGAAATTAAAGAATTATTTAGCACACAAAAATATGGAACAGCTTCTAATACATATTATGGATGTGTAATCACAAATACTACCGATGTTTCAAAATTATATCAAACAGGTAAAACCATTGTAGGTTATGATTTAAATGGTAAAGAAATTGTAGTAGAAGGAGAAATTAATAGAAGAGTATCAACTCCAATTATACAAAGTATAGAAATAGATACCGACGGTGGAAATAATACTTTAAAAACCGCACAAGTTAAAGTTAAAGTATTTACTTTGAAACAATTAGAAATGTTTGAATTGTTTTTTTTAAGACCATCGATGAGTGTTGTTTTGGAATATGGGTGGGGAACCGAGATTAGAAATAAATCAAAAGCAGCTGAAATAGAAACAAAATTATTTGCAAAGAAAAAATTTGATGACTATAAAAAAGCTTACGTTGATTTATTTACATTAGATTCCACAAAGGGAGACTACATAAAAACTCTTAAAGCAACCGAAGGTGAATACGATTTTATGGTTGGTAGAGTAACAAGTTTTAATTATTCACCTACCGAAGATGGTACATATGATGTAACTATTGAAGTATCTAGTGGAAATGAATTACAATTATGGCCTGCATTAAAATCTGGAAAAGATTCCGTTCTTGCATTGAAAAAATATGATAAAAAAATAACAAATATTCAATCTTTTATCGAAAAAATAGCAGCTGATTTTGGTAGAAAAGATTTTAAAGAATTATTTAAAAATGATGAAAAGGAATTTTTTAACTATGGCGTGACCAACGTACAACAAAAAAATACCACAGTTTCAAAAACACCATATATTTCAATAGCAGCTATAATTAAACTAATAAATAATTTAAAAACGTTTTCTTTACAAAAAGAAACAATTTCCGTTAATTATGAATATGATGGTAAAAAAATTATACCTGTAAATTCAAATCCAATGTTGATATCAACGGACGAATCTGTTATATTTCCAGGAAACTTACCAACAGTGGAATTAAATTCAAAAACAAATATTGTTGTATTAAATGCTATAACAATAAATGGTAAAATAAATGAAAAATCTTTTAATATAGATGATTCTAAAATTTATGATTTTAGTAACAGTTTACCAATAAAAACAAATAAAAAAACAATAAAAAGTTTAGTTGATAAAACTAACATTGAAGTAAATTCAAATACAGGAAATTTATTAAATGTATTTTTTAGTTATAATAGATTTTTAGAAATAGTAGAAAATTCAAATAGTATAACCGATTTAGTTAATTCCGTACTATCAACTATACAAAGTGCTATGTTGGGAATGTGTAATTTAGAACTACAAATAAAAGAAGATTCACCCGGACAAAAATCATTGGAAATTATTGATAGAAAAATTTCACAACAATCGATAAAAACAGGAACCGCATCTGAAAAATCAACTATACATAGATTTAAAATAGGTGCAAAAGAATCCATAGTTAAAAATTTTACTTTTAATATGGAAATGAGTACATTGATGCAAGCACAGGCATTATACTCAACTCAACTTTCTATTGCAAACGCAAATAAAAAGACGGGTACGGAAGCTTCAAAGGAAATAGATGGATTAGTTTCGGCAGATTTATCATATGCAACAAACGCAGATGGGTATTTTTCAGTAAATGATATGGAAGTTAGTATAGTAAAAGAAGCAACAAAAAAACAAAAAAAAGAACAAGAAGAACAAGATAAAAAAAAGACCGAAGCAGACAAGAAAAAAGAAAAAGAAGAAGTAGATAAGGAAGTCAAAGAAGAACAAAAAAAATTAAATGAAGTGTATCAATCTAAATTTGTAAAATTTTTAATTGGAAACACTTCACAAAATTTAATATATAAAGATAGTGGGTTGGTTCAATTATATATCATGCCAAAAACACCAAGTGGTTCCACCGCATTGACATTTTTAGAAATAACATTGGAAATAGATGGGTTAGCCGGATTTAGTTGTGGTGAATATTTTCAAATTGACGGCCTACCGGAAATATACAATAGAAATGGATATTTTCAAATACTAAATGTAAAACAAGGTATTGACGAAAATGGTTGGAAAACAACAATTGAAGCCGGATATTTATTAAAAACAGAATAAAATGTATAAAGATTTAATAAAAGGTAGAGAGTTATATTCATTGGATTTTCCAAAAACAATTGTACCAATACCAACCGATATTGATTACGAAAATGGATTTATAAATAGATACTTTACACAAAGAGTAACTGATTCAAATTCTTTTGTTTTTGAAATAGATTTGGAAGAATATAATTCATTATTAGAAAATCCATATTGGACATTGGGAGAAATGAAATGGAGAATCACAGGCCCAACATCACCGATATATTCAAATAATGGTAGTATGACCGATATTGGTGTTGTAGCATCCAATACTGCATCCATTTCAATCGTATCGACTAAAATTAAAAACATAGGTTTATACTTACCAAACTTATTACAATTTCACAAATAACTTTGTAGATTAAAATATTTTTCGTATATTAGAATTCTATGAACCTAATTGAAGATAAACAATCCTTACAATCATTCTTAGGAGGTAATATAAATATTGACCTTATAATTCCTGTATGGAGTTCTCATAGAGCACATCCGTTAGGAAGTCGTTTGTCTTTCTTATATTTTAGACAAAGTGATGGAAGTGATGGTATAATCAATTTCAATCACATAGACGCAAAGAAGTTAGACAAATTCGACATATCAAAAATAGTTCATGTCAATACATTGGTTTTAGACAATAGGTATTTAAAGACCATAGGGTTGGATTATGAGTGGGTATCATTTGAAGAGAATGGGAAACCATTTATCTTTAATGAAGTCGTAGAATCGGTTTATAAGGGGTATAGAAACGACTTTAAAGAGTTGAATGATTGTGTACCTTTAATGAAGTGGTATGAAATCTTAAAAACAATCCCAAACATCAGTACAAGAGGAGATTGGTATACAAAATATTCATCAGCAATCAATACATTGGGAAGGTTGGAAGGGGCCGGGGTAAAAGTCGTTAGAGAAAAATTTATTGATAGTTTTAACTTCAATGAGCAATACCTTCCAAAGAACGATAGAGTATTCACGCAGTATAACCCATACACTACGACGGGAAGGCCATCCAATAGACATCTTAACGTAAACTACTCTGCTCTAAATAAATCCGATGGTACGAGAGAAATGTTTATAAGTCGTCATCCACACGGAACTTTAATTCAATTTGATTATGAGTCTTATCACATTCGTTTGATTGCAAAAATGGTTGGGTATGAGTTTCCAACGGGTACTACGGCTCACCAACACCTTGCAAACCTTTATGGGTGTGACATAGAGACGGCAAAGAAAATAACCTTTACATATCTTTATGGGGGATTAGACGACAATGCTCGACAAATTCCTTTCTTTCAAAAAGTAGACGAATATATTAAGGGATTATACCAAAGGTTCGTCATTTCGGGAAAACTTACGACACTCTTATATAAAAGAGAAATACCATTTGATAGAATCGAAGGTGCAAACGAACAAAAGGTATTCAACTATTTACTACAATCTTTAGAAACTGAAATTAATTATATGAAGATTGGTGAGGTATTGGAGTATTTGGAGGGTAGAATGTCAAAAATGATACTTTATACCTATGATGCCTTTCTTATAGACACCCATCCTATTGAAAGAGAAAATATTTTAATCGACATTAGAGAGATAATGGAGAAGGGTGGTTTTCCGGTCAAAATCGAAGAAGGGGAGAATTATAACAATTTAGAGGTTATAAGTTAAAATCCTATATTTATATCATATAATTATGTTAATATGAAATTAGTTGATTTAATTCCAATTAAAGAAAGGAAATTTATTAAAACACATTTGCAGGAGTTGGAGTTTACACATCAGCGTTCATTTGATGCTTATAAAAAAACTCACAAACTGAGACCCGATACAAAGGTTACAATAGCAGGTAAGGAAACAACTGCAGGAGAAGCATCCAAAGAACCTGGAATGTTAAAAAAATTAGGTGCTAAATTATTTGGTAAACCAGAAGCACCTATTGAAATGCCAAAATTAGACCCAAAACATCCTTTGAATAAAATCTTAATATATTCAGATGATGGCAAATATAGTGTTACTATAAAGAAAGCATTGGAAAATCCAGAAAAATATAAAGCTTTGGCAGCTAAAATACAATCTCTAGTTGATACTGACCCGGATGGTAAAAAAGCACAAAAATATATAGACAAGAAAAATCAAAAAAGAAAAGATTCTGCAGCGGCCGATAAAGAGTTTAATAGAAAGCAAAAGGAATTACAACAATGGAGAAAAGATAATCCTGAATTGGCGAAGAAGCAAGATGACGAAAGAAAAAAACGAAATAGGGATGATGATGAGGATGATGATAGAGATACACAAAGTAGAAGTGCACTTTATAACATACCTAGTTTTGGTGGATTTGGTGGAGGAAGTGGAGGTGGCTTTGGTGGATTTGGTGGAGGAAGTTCTGGTGGAGCTGGAGCAGGTGGTAGTTGGTAAATTTATAAAATAAATAAAGATAATAATATGAAATTAGTTGATTTGATTCCATTAAAGGAAATGTATAACCCAGCCGATGCTTTTAATAAGAAGGTAAGTAGAATGACAGATAACAACGACCATTCCGCTGCGGCAGTTGAATTGGCAATTTATATGGATGACAAAGATGCAGTTCGTAAGTTACAACAAATCAAAAAACAGCACGACAAAGATGGTAGTATATCTGCGGAAGATGCTAAAAAGAGAGATAAGATGGTTGATGATTTGTTAAAGCAAGCTAAAAAGACTCTAACTAACAAAGACTATACATTAGTAAGTAATTCATTCTAATAAAAAAACAATATGAAATTAATAGATTTAATACCATTACAAGAAATCGACTTTGCATCACAAAAGGCATTTGATGCTTATAGTAAAAATCATAAGTTAAGACCTACAACAAAAGTAAAGATTGCAGGTAAAACTACAACTGCAGGACAAGCTTCTAAAGTTAAAGGTACATCTGTATTTGGTGATGGTGATAAAGAAAAGTCAAAAGACTCAGTAGACCCAAAAACAAAAAAAGAATTAGATAGTATCCATAAACAAATGTTAGCTGCTCAAAGTAAATTGAAATCTTTTCGTAAAACATACAAAGATAATTATAGTAAAGCGAGCAAGGAAAAACAGAAAAAAATGGATGCAGATTTGAAAGCAGCTGAAAAAGAATTTGATAAAGTAGTGACCCCATTGGAAGCTCAATATAAGAAGTTAGAAAAAAAAAGCACATCGGTATTTGATGCAAGGAAGGATAAATCTATAACCGATATAAAAGTAGATAAACAAGTAGATGTATCAATGGTATCTAAATCAATTTTACCGAATTTAAAACTTGCAGATGGTATTGGTACTCCTCAAAAAGATGCCGTTGCACTCAAAAAAAGATTAGATAATGGGGATGGTGGTGTTTATACTAGAACTAGCCCACATGGCGGAAATATAGTTTTTAAAGATGGTACAAAATTTGAAGTATTTAAACCATACGATGCACACAAAACAAAATCTACACAAATTTACGCATCAAAAAGTTAAAAAAATGTCAATAAATTTTCAAGAAATCCTTAAAGAATTAGAATATCGTGTAGAACATGGTATTATTGATTTGACAAAAGAGGAACAAGTTACAAAATTAGTAGAAATTCTAAGAGAGAATGGTGTTTCTGATGCCAATGAAATGGCACAGAAAGCAAGAGTGTATTATTCTTATTTGGATGAAGCAAAACAATCATTGGATAAAGTATTAGCTCAAAAATTTGTAAACCCAGATACCGATAGAGAAGTAACTGTCGCATCGGCATTGGGTTATGAGAAAAATTCTCAAGCATATCTTAAAGCAAAGGGGATGATGAAAACGGCCGGATATTCGGAGAAAGATATTGATATGGTTGATGCAGGTCCTGATGATGAAGAAATGCCAAAATCGAATGTATTTGGTAAAGACAAAGGTGGTAAAGTATTTGAACCAAATGCAGCTGCAAGTGATGACAAACAAAAAGCTGAAAAAGTTCACTCTACTTTATATGCTACAAATAAAAAACAAAAAGGTACGGTAATAGGTGAAGCCAATGAGGGTGATAATCAGGTTAAAAATGATATGTTGAAACATGGATTTTCTGGTTATCAAAAAGCTACAAAAAAGAAACCAGCTCCAGGTTCTGCAGGTTCTGCATTTAACGAAATAATATCAGGTGAAGGTGTAAAAATATTAGAAAAATATCCTGATTTAAGTGAAATGGAATTAACACGTATCATTGTAAAACAATTTTGTGGAACAAAATTAGGAAAAGAACAATCACCATCTACCGACGTAATGAGAGGATTACCACCTGATTTAAAGAATAATGCATGTGCGTCAAAAGCGTTGATATCTGCTAGGTCTGCAAGAGATAAATATGACAAAGCTATTAAAACTAAAAACGATTTACAAGAAAAAGGATTATTATCAAAAAATACAAAAATAGTTCCGTTTTATGGTGCAGATGATTCAAAAGCTGCCCAAATAGAAATGGTTAAAAAGGCAAAAACAATAATGCTTCCAGATGGGACTATGGTTAGAAGAGACGACGCAATTGCATTTGTAGCCGCAGGTGGAGGAGGAGCAAACCCATCAGATACCGCAGTGTTTATACAAGATGATAAGGGTAATTTGGTAATGAAATTTTATTCAGATAAAACATCACCTGCCGACATACAAGATAACTCAACACTATCACAAGAAATAGTAGATAAAGTTTCACAAATAGATTCATTGGAGCAAAATAAAATTATAAATAAAAAACAAGCAGATGCAGCCAAAGGAATTATAGCAAGTCATGCTAAAAGTATTCAAATAATTGAAGAATCTTATTCCGAAGGAAATAAATTTGTTGCACAAACATTTATTAAAGGTGGTAGTGGGTATGGTTTAAAAGAACAAATGGAAATATTGAATAATAGTAAATCCATTTCAGATAAAAACTGGGAAGAAGCAGTGATGGATAAAAAGGGTATTAAAAAGGAAATAATGGAAAATTTACCAAAAGGTTGTAATCCAGAAAATCCATCAAAAGAATGCCAATATGCTAGTTTATTAAAAGTAGTAGCAAGTGGAAATGGTACGAATGCACAACAAAAAATTATAATGAAAATATCAGGAATATTAACTGATAATTTTATAAATGCGGAAAAAGAAATACCAGAAGGAATTGATGTAAATAGTATAGTAAGTGTTCAAAGAAAAAAAGTTGCAGATTCTTATCATAAAATGTTTAGAAATTTGGATGAAATAGTTGTAAAAGTTGGCAATACTAAAAAAGGATTAGGAACATATACACAATCTGAAGATGTAATTGATTCTCTACATTTAACTCTTATGGATTCTCCACCAAATAAGTATGTACCGGGTAATCCAAATAGTATGATGGGCCAGGCATTTGAGGCAAGTATGGGTGGTGTTATGGTTAATGGACAATTATTGAGAGAATGTTTGGGTGTTCAAAATACACAAGAATTTAAAGAAAAATTTTCCGTAAAAGAAACACAAGAAAACACTTATGAATTTTCGGAAAAAGAAGCTATGATAAAATTACAGACAATGGGTATATCTAAGCCTACGAAAAAACAATTGCAAAATGCAAGAAATGTTACTGGTATGAAAATTCTTAGTTATGCGGTAGATAAAAAGACCGGTGAGCAAAAGGAGGTTGGATATAGAACATATAGAGGTAAAGCAGGAAAAACATCTAAAACTAGTACAACAATGCAGTATAGCCCAGAAATGCAAAATTGTTTTAAATCAAAAACTAAAAGATAATAATGAATACACAACTACTTTGTCTTTTTACAACAAAGGAAGAATTAGATAAATCAGTTGATTTCATATTAACAAATTATACTCTGACCAATCCAAATGTTTTCATTTTAGAAAGTAAGATAAGACCCGAAGAAGCGTTCATTACTTTTAATGTCGAAAAAGGGTCTCATGCAATTCCTTCCGAATGGAAAACTATTTTAGTACATAGAAAGAAACAATCTAATTCAATATACACTATTAATGCACTTAATGAAGTAGTTAAGTCAAAAACGGGTGGTATGTTAGATAATTCTTATATGATTGATTGGGAAGAATTTAGAAATTGTATCTTAACCACATCTAATACAGGTTATAAAATGATACCTACAAAAGTATTCAAAAGTTTTAATACACAAAATTTGGAGAATTAAGATATTTTTCTTATATTTGTTTCATGACAAAGAGAAATAGATACACTCCAATTCAAATTCACGCAAACGAACCTTCGGACATTTTTGAACTTAATAGACGAGAGCTTGCAAAAGCAATCGTAGATGGTATTGCATTCGGAATAAGAAATAAAAAGAAGAGAGTTGATTTCGCAAAAGTCTTAATTAAAGAGATTATAGTTATTACATTATCCATTGATAGTAGAGAATTTACAGAATTATTAGACGAACAATTACAAATCCTTATTGACTTTGAGGAATATGAAACTTGTGCTCTTGCAGTAAAATTGAAAAACAAATTAGAAACAATAAAACAATAAATTATGGGTGAACAACATGTACCACTTACAATTGGTGAAAACGGATTGGTTACATCAGTAGGAAAACAAAACGATGAATTAGAGATTTATGAAACCTGTGTTATGTGTAGTAAAAAAACTACCACATTAAAAACCACTCATGTCGATTTTAGATATGGTTATGTAGAGGGAGCAGGACAATTATGTAGAGAATGTTATTTAGGTGAGGATAGAAATTTAATCACTGTAAATAGTAGAACAATTTTAGATACACCCAACGATGCCGAATTAGGAGCAAAGGTTAGAGAATTATATTGGGAAAGTAAAAAATAAGTTATGGCAGAAAAGAAAAAAGAAGCAGAATTGTTTTTAGGCGGAGGACACTTAAATATCCAATCATCACAATATGTTCAAACTTACAATTCATTAAAATTGATAACCATTGAAGATGGTGCAATTGAATTGAATGTAGAAATAAAAGCTGATTTTAGTAAGATACCTGAAAAATATCACGAAGTATTTTTAAATATGTTTTCATCAAAATATGTAGGTACAACATCATTTGGAGATAATCCATTTAGTCTATGTAAACCCGTACCAAAGAAAAAATGGTATCAAATATGGAAATAAAAGAAATGGTAAACGGCCCCCAACACTATGGGGGAGTAGACAATCCATACGAAGTAATTAAAGTGTGTGAAGCATGGGGATTAGACAAAGATGCATACTTATTCAATGTAGTCAAATATGTTGCAAGAGCAGGTAAAAAAGACCCTAAAAAAGAACTGGAAGACCTCAAAAAAGCTGTATTTTACCTAAATCGTAAGGTAGAAAACCTCCAAAAATAAATTTGGTAATGTGGAAAAATAGTCGTATATTTATAGTAATAAAAGATGAAAAAGTTATATTTAGATATAGGAATATCGCGATATAAACCTCAACTTTAAAAACAAATTTTAAACCTTAAAAACAAAAAAACAATGGACATTTCATTGGCTCTAAAGAGATTTAGCTCTTTACAAAACAACACTAAAAAGTCGGATTCAATCTTTAAACCGGCAAACGGAAAATCTCAAGTGAGAATCGTTCCTTACAAGTTCAACAAAGACATTCCTTTCATTGAACTTTACTTTCACTACAACATTAACAACAAGACTTATTTAAGTCCAATGTCATTTGGTCGACCTGACCCTATCGTTGAGTTTGCAGAAAAACTTAAGAGAACAGGTGATACCGATGATTGGAAAGCAGGTAAGAAAATGGAACCAAAGTTAAGAACTTTTGTACCAGTTATCGTAAGAGGTAAAGAATCAGAAGGAGTAAAATTCTGGGGATTCGGTAAGACAGTTTATCAAGATATCTTAGGATATATTGCTGACCCTGATTACGGAGATATTACAGACCCAAATACAGGTAGAGATATCGTATTGGAAGTAATGTCAGCAGAAGAATCTAACGCATCTTATCCAACAACAACAATCAGAGTTAAACCTGCGGTTTCTAAATTAGCAGACTCTCCGGAAACTATCCAACAATTGTTAGATGGTCAAAAAGAAATTACTGAATTATATCAGGAGTTATCTTACGCAGAGTTAAAGTCAGTTTTAGAAAATTGGTTAAATCCATCAGCAGCAGTTAATGATGAGATTGTTGAAGAATTAGAAGCACCAAAACCAAAAACACAACCTGTGGCAACACAAAAAAGTGTATCGGCTGAATTGGGTGGAACATCTGATATTAGTGGTGATTTACCTTGGGAAAAGGAAGAAGCTCCTAAACAAAAGGATGATGTAGCATCAGCATTTGATGATTTATTTAACAATTAATAAAAGGTTACAATGGCCAAAAGAGAAGAGGATTTAGCAAGTATTCTTGCAGATTCATTAAACAAACAAAATAAGGATGGTAAGATTGCCTACTTTCTAAATGATGAAGGTGGTGATGCCCCTACCAATGTTAAAGATTGGATTTCAACTGGTAATGCTATGTTGGATGTTGCAATCTCTAATAGACCTTATGGCGGCTTCCCTGTTGGACGCATATGTGAGATTACGGGTTTAGAGCAGAGTGGAAAATCTCTGCTCTCCGCCCATCTTCTTGCAGAAACACAACGCAAGGGTGGAGTAGCTGTATTGATTGATACTGAAACTGCCGTAAGTAGAGAATACTTAGAAGCAATTGGAGTAGATATTTCAAAATTATTATATGTTTCAGTTGATACTGTTGAAGGTATTTTTGAAGCATGTGAAACAATTATTGAAAAGGTTAGAACAGGAGATAAAGATAGATTGGTTACAATTGTAGTCGATTCGGTAGCAGCTGCATCATCTAAGAAAGAGATGGAAGCTGATTACGACAAAGATGGTTACGCAACTGACAAGGCTATTATCATTTCAAAAGCAATGAGAAAGATTACCAATATGATTGGTCGCCAGTCAATTGCTTTAGTATTCACAAACCAATTAAGACAAAAGATGAACGCAATGTTTGGTGACCCGTGGACAACATCGGGTGGTAAGGCATTAGCATTTCACGCTTCGGTTAGATTGAGATTAAAGAATATGGGACAATTGAAACAAGGTGATAGAATTGTAGGTATTAAAGTTCGTTGTCAGGTTATTAAAAATAGGATGGGCCCACCATTGAGACATGCAGACTTTGATATTTTCTTTGATAGAGGTATTGATAATTATGGTGGATGGTTAGCAGTTATGAAAGACGCTAAAATCCTAAAGCAAGCAGGAGCTTGGTATGAGTATATTGATATCGATTCAGGAGAAGTTATGAAGTTTCAATCTAAAGACTTTGCAAAAATGCTTTCAGATGAAAAGTTAAAAGACCAGATTTATTTAAGAATCTGTGAGACTGCAATATTGCAATATAAAAACAATTCCGCATCGGAGGAAGTTGAAGTAACAACGGACGAAGCAAATGAGTCAGATTAATAAGAAGTATTTAGATATACTAAAAGAAATAGATGAAGAACATAAAGGATTTGGAGACTTGCAACGCAACTCTAAAACCTTAGTAATTGATGGTCTTAATACCTTCATTCGTTCTTGGTCAACCGCTCCGAATCTTAATGATAACGGAGACCATATTGGAGGCATAGTCGGTACTTTAAAAAGTATCGGCTTTGCAATCCGTACAATTAACCCCACAAGAGTTATCGTTGTATTTGACGGTAAAGGTGGTTCACAAAGTAGAAAAGAAATATACGGCGGATATAAGTCGGAAAGAGGTAAGAACAAAATCAAAATGAGATTGAATCGTGCCGCATCCGTTGAAATGAATCCTGAAGAGGAAGGTGTATCAATGAAAAGACAAATGTCTGCATTGGGTGAACTACTTTCATCATTACCTGTTTCCATTATGATTTATGATGGAATTGAAGCAGATGATGTTATGGCTTACATTGCTACAACCCTACGACAAGAAAACGAAAAGGTTGTGATAATGAGTACGGATAAGGATTTCCTTCAATTGGTAAATAAAGATGTGAGTGTATATTCACCATCTAAAAAGAAAGTTTACAATATTCCAGAAGTAGTAGAGGAATTTGGTATTCACCCACATAATTTCATTAATTTCAGAATGATTGACGGAGATAAATCCGACAATGTAGAAGGTATTAGTGGATTGGGTGTTAAATCAATTATGAAAGCATTTCCAATGTTATCGGAACACCAATTAGTTGATACCACCGATATGGTTAATTATGTAAACACATTAACAAAAAAATCAAAAGCACACGAATTATTCTTAGATAATTTGGAAATTTGCGAAAGAAATCGTAAATTGATGCAATTAGCAGAACCAACATTTAGTGGCAATCTCCGTATGAAAATTATGGATAGATATAACGAACCTACTACTAAATTTGACAAACAAACTTTCTTAAAGTATGGTTTGAAGAATAGAGTGTTAGAAGGTTTTCCAAATGTGTTGGACTGGTTACAATCAACATTTTCACATATAGCAAAATTTTAAAAACAAAAAGTTATGGCAACAGACAAATTAGCAAAACCATTAGGAGACAGAGTTCTTTTAACGGAATTAGACCCTAAAGAAGAATCAAAAACTGCCGGTGGTATTATTATTCCAGATAGTGCAAAATCGGAAGATGTAAAGAGAGCAAGAGTAGACGCAGTTGGCGATGGCCTATTCACACAATCAGGAGTAGCAATTCCAATGAGTGTAAAAGTAGGTGATGAAGTAATTCTCCCACCGTATCATCAAGGAGTAGAAATTAAAGTAGGTGGTAACAAATACCTTCTATTAAGAGAATCGGAATTATTAATGGTTATTAGATAACATAAAAACATGGAGGTAAACAATGAAGTGTCTTAAAAGTAGCAAAACAGGAAAAATTATCAGAGTAACCGATAAAGAAGCAAATCAAGCAACAAGTGAGTGGAAATTTATTCCAAAGAGTGAATGGAAATCTGCAACTAGAAAAGCAAAAGTAGAAACCGAAAAAACAGAAGCATAATGCAAGAAGTAGATACACTAGTCAAATATGGCCAGAGTTATCAATCTAAAGTTGTAGCTGCACTTATCACTGATGTAAAATTTTTAGAACAAGTCGGTGAAATTACTAAACCTGCATTTTTTGAATCTCAAGCAAACCAATGGATTATAGGTGAAGTCCAACATTACTTTGATGAATATAGAACAGTTCCGACAATGGAAGTGTTTAAAATTAAAGTAGGTGGTATAGAGGATAAAGGATTGAAGTTAACTGTAATAGAACAATTGAAGAATGTTTACTTACAGGTTGGTACAGAGGATATGCCTTATGTAAAAAAGGAGTATCTAACATTTTGTAAAAATCAAAAAGTTAAAGAAGCTCTATTCAAATCAGTAGACTTACTCAAAAACGGACAATACGAACAAATTATAGATACAATGATGAAGGCATCTAAAGTGGGTGTTGAGTCTGATTTGGGTTTAGATTTTATTGAAGATTTTGAAACTATACTAGAGAATGTCAAAAGAGATTCTTGTCCTACGGGTTGGCCAGTAATAGATGAACTTATGGATGGTGGTTTAGGTCCCGGTGAATTAGGTGTAGTAATGGCTCCATCGGGTATCGGTAAAAGTTGGTTCTTATCTAAAATAGCATGTTCTGCTTTGGAAAAAGGTATTGATGTAATACATTATACTTTAGAACTATCAGAAAGTTATGTAGGACAAAGATATATCACAATCTTAACAGGTATACCAACAACCGACCAAAAGAAAAGAAAAGATGAGATTATCAGAAAGGTAAAACAAGTTCCAGGTAGAGTTCGTATTAAGTATTATCCACCACAATTTGCATCTGCTAAAACAATTGCAGCTCACATTGAAAAGATAAAACAAACCGGATTCAAACCAAAACTTATCATTATTGACTACGCTGATTTATTAAAGAGTGGAAATGGTAACAGGGACGGTCTTTATGCTGAATTAGGTGGGATATATGAGGAGTTAAGAGGTTTGAGTGGTGAAACACTTATCCCGATTTGGACAGCAACACAGACCAATAGAGCAGCAATAGACCACGAAGTTATTGGAGCAGATTCGGTTGGTGATTCTTATAAGAAAGTCCAAACTGCAGATTTCATTATGTCAGTTAGTAGAAAAACAAAGGATAAGTTATCGAACACAGGTCGTATTCACATTGTCAAAAATAGATTCGGTCCCGATGGTTTAACATTTCCTGCAAAAATTGACACCTTTACAGGTACAATGGATGTGTTTGCGGCAACATCGGTAGATGGTATGGCATCGACCAGAGATAGTAAAAGTGGTGAAGGATTAGAGAAAAAACTCCTACATAAGAAATATGTGGAGAATATGGGATAAGTATTAAAAAATTAAAAAAAGTGTTAATAAATATTTTTGAAAAAAACCTAAAATTAACTAAAGAAAATGGAGTATAACAGTAGTGTAGTCCATATATATCTTTACATTTCCCACTTTTTAGGGAAAAATATTTACTAACTAAAATTAAAAAATTTACAAACAAAATGGACATTTCAAACAAAATCCTTTCAGAAATTACGGTTTATATGAAGTACGCAAAATACAGACCTGAATTACAAAGGAGAGAGACGTGGGAGGAATTGGTTACGAGAAATATGGAAATGCATATTAAAAAGTATCCACAATTAGAACAAGAGATTAGAGATAATTACAAATTCGTATACGATAAAAAGGTATTACCATCAATGCGTTCAATGCAATTTGCAGGTAAACCAATTGAAATGTCTCCAAATAGAATTTACAATTGTGCATTTGCACCGATTGATGATTGGAGAATATTTTCCGAAATCATGTTCTTACTTTTGGGTGGAACAGGTGTAGGTTATTCAGTTCAAAAACATCACGTTGAAGCATTGCCTGAAATTAGAAAACCAAATGCAGATAAAACTCGTAGATTCCTTATCGGAGATTCTATCGAAGGATGGGCAGATTCAATTTCAGTATTAGTTAAAGCTTATTTCTTTGGTGGTTCAAAACCGACATTTGATTTTAGAGATATTAGAGCAAAGGGTGCAAGATTAATTACATCAGGTGGTAAAGCACCAGGTCCTCAACCTTTAAAAGAGTGTTTAATAAAATTAGAAGGTATTTTAGATGCTAAAAAAGATGGTGATAAATTATCCCCAATCGAAGTACATGATATGGTTTGTCATATTGCAGACGCAGTATTGGCAGGTGGTATTAGAAGAGCTGCATTGATTTCTTTGTTCTCTGCAAATGACGAACAAATGATTAGTTGTAAGAGTGGTGAATGGTGGGAAAAAAATCCACAAAGGGGTAGAGCAAACAACTCAGCAGTCCTAATGAGACATAAAATTACAAAGGAATATTTCTTAGACCTTTGGAAAAGAATCGAAGCAAGTGGAGCAGGTGAACCTGGTATCTACTTATCAAACGACAAAGATTGGGGAACTAATCCATGTTGTGAGATTGCATTAAGACCTTTCCAATTCTGTAATTTATGTGAAGTAAATGTGAGTGATGTAGTAGACCAATACGATTTAAACGCAAGAGTAAAAGCAGCATCATTCATTGGAACATTACAAGCGGGTTATACCGATTTTCATTACCTTCGTCCAATCTGGCAAAGAACAACTGAAAAGGACGCACTTATTGGTGTATCTATGACAGGTATCGGAAGTGGTGCAGTTTTGAAAATGGATATGAAAGAAGCAGCAAAAGTTGTAAAGACGGAAAACAAAAGCTTAGCAGAAGTAATGGGAATCAATCCATCTGCAAGAACTACAACTGTTAAACCTGCAGGAACAACATCATTGACTTTGGGTACATCATCAGGAATTCACGCATGGCATAATGATTACTATATTCGTAGAGTTAGAGTAGGTAAGAACGAAGCAATTTATTCTCACCTATTAGTAAATCATCCCGAATTAGTAGAAGATGAATATTTTAGACCACATGATACGGCAGTAATTGGTATTCCACAAAAAGCACCATCGGATGCAATCTTTAGAACCGAATCTCCAATTCAATTATTAGAGAGAGTTAAGAAAGTACATAGTGAGTGGATTAAACCAGGCCATAGAACCGGAAATAATTCACACAATGTATCCGCAACTGTTTCAATTAGAGAGCATGAGTGGAAAGCAGTAGGTGAATGGATGTGGGAAAATAAAGAATATTACAACGGACTTTCGGTATTACCTTACGATGGTGGAACTTACATTCAGGCTCCATTTGAAGATTGTACGAAAGAAAGATATGAAGAATTAATGAAAACACTTACGGAAGTAGACTTAAGCAAGGTTATTGAAATCGAAGATAATACAGATTTATCAGGTGAGGTAGCTTGTGCAGGAGGTGCTTGTGAAGTTAAATAAAGATGATAAAGAATTATACTATTTGGAAAATGGTAAAGTGGTGTTCACTCCTCAGTATCACATTAACAGAGGTGATTGCTGTGGGAGTGGCTGCCGTCATTGTCCTTATATTCCAACCAACATAAAAGGTAATACTAAATTAGATTCGTTATGGGAGAAAATCAATCAACAAAACACAAAGAATTGACAGAGAAAATTAGAGAAGAAAAACAAAAAGAAAAAGGCCCTATAAAGTTTCAAATTCAATTAAATGAGGAACAAAAGGAAGCAAAGGATAAAATATTAAATAACGCAATTACAATTCTAAGTGGTAAAGCGGGTAGTGGTAAAACACTATTAGCTTGTCAAATTGCATTGGATATGTTATTTAAGAAAACGGTTAGTAAAATTATCATTACAAGACCAACAGTAAGTAAAGAAGAAATTGGTTTTTTACCAGGAGACCTTAGAGAAAAAATGGAACCCTGGATGCAACCAATCTATTCAAACTTTTATTTACTTTACAATAGAGAAAAAATAGATGAGATATTATCAAACGGACAAGTTGAAATTGTACCAGTTGCATTTATGAGAGGTAGAACTTTCTTAGACTCATTTGTAATTGTAGATGAAGCTCAAAACTGCACTCATGAACAAATGGAAATGATTGTAAGTAGACTGGGTATTAGAAGTAAGATGGTAGTATGTGGAGATTCTGCTCAAGTAGATTTGAAACAAAAGGGTGAAAGTGGATTTGGCTTCTTATTAAGAGTAGCTAAAAAAGTAAAAGAAATGGCATCACAAACATTATTAGTAAATCATAGACATTCAGTAGTTGATGCCCTATTGGAAGAATATGAAGAATTTAAAAACAAAACAAATGGTAACGGTCAAAAAGTTTAGTGCAGTATGGTGTGGCCCTTGTAGGGTATTGGCACCGGTAATGAATGAAATCAAAGGTAATTTTTCAAATGTAAAGTTTGAAGAATATGATATTGATGAATATAGTGATGTAACTGAACAATACGGAGTTCGTTCGGTTCCAACGGTTATAATCGTAAAAGATGGTATTGAAGTAAATCGATTCACAGGACTTTCATCTAAAATGGCATATATCAACGCAATCAATGAGGCAGTAAAGTAAATTTGGTATTGTGAGAAAAATTAGTTATATTAGATATATGTTAAGAGGTGAAGCACATCCAATGCACAAACTGACTGAAAAGCAGGTATTGCAAATTAGGGAACTATACAAAATAGGTCATAGAAATATTAATGTAATAGCTAGGAACTATAAAGTATCACCTGCAAACATTAAAAAAATAGTTACAAACGAAACGTGGAAACACATGGTTAAGTGGCCATATGAAAGTACAAGATAAACAATATTGTGATACTTCCAAGTTTAGTGTAAGGTTAATAGAAAAGTCGGTTGCAAAGAATATAATAGTAAAACATCATTATTCAAAACAATGGACAAAAGTTAGTTACGCATTAGGTTTGTTCTACGAAAACGACACCGAACATAAATTCTTTGGTGGAGTAAATCAGGAACTAATTGGAGTTATTTGTTATGGTGACCCAATTGGTAGACATTGTGGAGCATCTATAAGTGAAACATTAGATAGAACGGAAGTGATGGAATTGGTAAGACTTTTTGTATTTGACGGATATGGTTGTAACATTGAAAGTTGGTTTGTCGGAAAGTCTTTTGAATGGTTAAAAGAAAACGCAAAACAAATAAGAGCACTGATATCATACTCCGACCCTGTACAAGGACACAAAGGACAAATATATCAGGCAACAAATTGGTTATATCAAGGAACAAGTATTAGACCTAACGACACATGGTCTTTTCGTTTTGAAGAAGGTGGTAAATGGATACATGGTAGAACTATGGCACCTTATTGGGGAACAACCTCACCTTTCAAATTACAAGAACTTATTGATAAACCATTTTGGGTAAAAAGGGAACCAAAGAAACATAGGTATATCTACATTTTGGGCAAGGATAAAAAAGATAAAAAGGAATTGTTGAAAAGAATAAAACATCCTTTATATCCATATCCAAAAACATTAGAGGAATATACCGAAGAAATATTAAAATTAGAACCAATTGAAAGAGTTAAATAAGTTATATTGTGATACAAGTAGAGTATCAATTAGAGAAATCAGTTCGGCAATTGCAAAAGAAATTATAGTTAAGAAACACTATACGCATGCATGGACGGCTTGTAGATACGCATTGGGAATATTTTATAGAACAGATGAGTCAAACGCAATTGGTGATAGTGACAAACTAATTGGATGTTTAGTTTATGGTTTTCCAGTAGGAGCTAGAGCATCAACATCGGTTTGTGAAGGTTTGACAAAAGATAACATTTTAGAATTAACAAGATTGTATTGTGATGATGGTTATGGTTCAAATATTGAGTCATTTGCATTAGGACAATCATTCAAATGGTTTAGAGAGAATGATAAAGCAATTAAAGTTTTAATATCATACGCAGATAACGGACAAGAACATTTAGGAGGTATTTATCAGGCAACGAATTGGATTTATCAAGGAATGAATACCGATATTGCATTGATGCCAAACTACGGAATATCACTTTCAAACAATCCTTACAAATGGATACATAGTAGAACAGTTTTCTCTATGTGGGGTAGTGGTAATTTAGAAGCATTGAGAGTAGCAATTGGAAAGGATGGTTATAAAGAGTTTTGGAGAAGGGAAGAACCACCAAAACATAGATACATACAAATCATAGGAGAGGACAAAAAGGAAAAGAAGGACTTAAAGAAAAAACTAAAACACGAAATTAGACCTTATCCTAAGAATACACAGGAATTTAATAAGGCAATTCAAAATCATACAACGATAGAACCTGAAACTGACATTAAGACAAAGTTTTGGTAATTTGGATAATTTTTAGTATATTAGATATATGAACAAATTTTGGGACACAGGCAACGAGCCAAAGAAAACGGATACATTTGACTTTGAAAGAAACAAAAGAGAGTTACTTCAAAACTTAGACTACCTAATGGGTATGTCAGTGCAAGAACAAACCCTTTATAAAAAGTGGGTAGAATGGAATCAGGATTTACATGGTAGTATGAAATTACTTCCTGCACTTCATCAACAATACGATAAGATTTGGGAACCTAAAGATATCTTAGACAAAGAAGGAACTATTAAAGAAATAGAAGAATTAGAACCATTTGTTGAGTTAGTAGAAGATGGGGAAGCAACACGTTGGACACACGTTAGAAAACTAATAAGTTCAATGGAGTTCAGTGCAAATCCAGGTCGTAATGTTAAAGCATTTGTCAAAGATAGAAAGACAAGTAAAATATTGGGTGTTATTTCATTGGGTTCAGATATTACAAGTTTAGGTGTTAGAGATAATTTTATAGGTTGGAAGAAAGAAGATAAGTTTACAAATGGTAAATTAAATAATACTACTATTGGAACATCAATTATTGCAACACAACCATTGGGATATAATTTCTTAGGTGGTAAATTACTTGCAGCATTAACTACATCTCCTGTTTTTAGAAAGCAGTGGAAAGATAAATATAATAACACTTTAATAGCAGTCGGAACTACGGCCTTATATGGTGCAAGTTCTCAATACAACGCAATTCCACATTTCAAAACATTGGGTGAAAGTAAAGGTTTGATTAATATTAAACCCGATGATAAATACTATGATATTTGGCATCAGTATGTTAAAAATTTAGACCCAGTTTGGTATGATAAAGCAATCAATGCAACAGGTCCAAAACAAAATGTATTGATGAGAGTATTTAAAGAAATTGGTGTTAAAGCATCTTTATATAATCACGGATTTAAGAGAGGAGTATATTTTGCACAAATGTATGAAAATGGTAATGACTTTTTATGTTCTAAAATTGAAGAGGATAAATTGATAATGAAACCTAAATTTGAACAAGGTGATGAATATACAATCAAATGGTGGAAAGAAAAGGCAATAAAAAGATATACAACATTATTTAACGATGGTAGATTAAAACCAGAAAAGTTATTTTATGCTGATATAATTGGTATGACATGGGAGGAGTGTAAAGAAAAATACTTAAAAGAAGTGGGGAGATAATATGTACCAAAATATATACTACGAAAGACAAAAGAATTTGATGCATCTTTGGGATGATAAAAATGGATATCAAACAATGCCATACCGAAAGTATGCATATAGAAAAGATACTCAAGGACAACACCTCTCAATGAATGGTGAGAAACTAACCCGTATTTCAAAGTGGGAAAAGGATGAAGCTGATGACTTATTTGAAAGTGATGTTCCAGAAACAACAAGAGTATTAGTAGACATTTACGATAGTGATATTCCCTCAACAGGACATAGAGTACTGACTTTTGACATTGAGGTTGAAATGATTACCGGACTACCAAACACACGAGAAGCAAAAAACGAATTGACAGCAATTGCTGCACATGACGGAGCTACAAAGCTCTATGATGTATTCGTATTAGATAAAGACAAAACAGTAAAAAATAATGCCAAAAACTTTAGCAAAGATGGGAGAGAGGTTAGCCTTCACGTTTTCGATAACGAGAAAAATCTCTTACTTGCTTTCCTTAATTATTACGAGGAAATTGACCCAACTATTCTTACGGGATGGAACATAGATTTCTTTGATATTCCATACCTTTACAATCGTATTAAAAATGTATGTGGTGAAGGACATGCAAAAAGACTTTCTAGAATAGGACAATGTTTCTATTCACCATATAGAGAGAAGTGGACATTTGGTGGAGTATCTATTTTGGATTATATCAGTCTATACAAACAATATAACTTTGGATTGGAGTCAGCATACACTCTAAATCACATCGCAACAAAAGAATTAGGTAGAGGTAAGGTTGAGTATGAAGGAAGTTTGGATGACTTATTCGTAAACGATTTAGAAAAGTTTATTGAGTATAACATTGTCGATGTGGACTTAGTGGTAGCAATGGATGAGAAGCTAAAGTTTATTGATTTATGTAGAGCGATATGTCACGCCGGTTATGTTCCTTACGAAGATTATATGTTTTCGTCAAAATGGTTAGAAGGAGCTTGTTTAGCATATCTTAAAACTAAAAATATGGTTGCAACAAACAAACCCGCAGATAGGAGAGAAAGGATGCAGGCTTTGAGAGATAACGACCAAGAGAAATTTATAGGTGCATATGTAAAAGAACCCATCGTTGGAAAGTATGATTGGATATATGATTTGGATTTAACATCTCTATACCCATCAATCATTATGACATTAAATATTAGTCCTGAAACAAAGATTGGTAAGATTTCAAATTGGGATGCAGAACAATATATCAAAGGTGAAGAGGTTATATATAAGTTGAAGGGTAAGGATGGTGATGAGTATGAATATAACCGTCAGGAATTGGCAGATGTTATCAAAGATAGTCAATTGGGTGTAGCAGCTAATGGAGTTCTTTATATGCAAGATAAACCAGGTTTGATTGCGGACATTCTAAATACATGGTTTAACAAAAGGGTTGAATATCGTAAATTAGAAAAAAAATATGGTGAGGAAAAAAATACCGAATTATATGAGTTCTATGGTAAAAGACAACACGTCCAAAAAATTCTATTGAACTCAATGTATGGTGTATTAGGTTTACCAGCATTTCGTTTCTATGATGTGGATAATGCAGAAGCAGTAACCTTAACAGGACAGGTCGTAATTAAAAAGACGGCTGAAATGGCAAATAGAAAATATTGGAAAGAATTGGGAACAACCGATGACTACAATGTGTACATCGATACCGATTCAATCTATATGATGGCTGAACCATTGGTAAAACATCGTTATCCAGATTATAAAACATTTGACGAAAAGAGAATGGCAGTTGAGGTGGATAATATTGCAACCGAAACCCAAACGTTCTTAAACTCATTCTACGATTTATTGGCAGAGAGATTTTTCTTTATTCCAAAGGAAAAACATAGATTTGAAATTAAAAAGGAATATATCAGTAAGGCAGGATTTTGGGTAGCAAAGAAACGATATGCACAATGGATGATTTTGAAAAACGGAATACCTTGTGATAAATTGGATGTTAAAGGATTAGATGTAGTTAGAAGTTCATTCCCCAAAGCATTCCAAAAGTTTATGTCTACAATGTTGAAAGATATTCTAATGGGCAAAGACCACGATTATATAGATGATACCCTATTGACATTTAAGAAAAGTTTACCAACACTACCTGTAAATACAATTGCAAAAGGTGGAGCATTGAAAGAATTGAGTAAATATGATAAGGGAAATTGGAAATCAGGAGACGCAGTGGCAAACTTTGAAAAAGGAACACCTGCACACGTTAAAGCCGGAATAACATACAATAGATTATTAAAATTCTTTAATTGTCCATATAAGCATGAACCAATTAGAGATGGTGATAAAGTAAAGTGGGTATATCTTAAAGACAACCCATTAGGATTAGAAACAGTTGCATTCAAAGATTATAATGACCCAAAGGAAATTATGGATTTTGTGGAAACCTATGTGGATAGAAACAAAATATTTGAAGCAGAATTAGAAAACAAATTAGATGACTTTTATAACGCATTGAAGTGGGATAAGGTCACCGCAGATACAAAAACAGCAAAGAAATTCTTTGCATTCTAAAAAATTATTCGTATATTAGTAAAACAAACAATAAAACATGAACAAAAACAATTTATTAAAATTTATTCAAAAGTATTCACTAGGTGGACTTATTGAATCAGTAGCGTGGAACGCTGAAGGAACCAAATTATCAGTAAGATTTATTTCAGATGACAAAACATTATTAGGTGAGGTTGAATATAATGCATATACATCTACTCCAATGAATGTTGGTATTTATACGACATCATTATTGAAAAATATGATTGGTGTATTAGACAACGACTTAACATTAAAAGTTGATAAAGCGGGTGATAAATCGGTATCATTAAAACTATCATCTGACGAAACTGAAACATCTTATCAATTAGCAGACTTAGGAGTTATTCCACCTGTACCAGATTTGAAAACATTACCTGATTTTGGTATTTCAATTGATATGGCATCCAATATGATTGATAAATTCATCAAAGCAAAAGGTGCATTGAGTGATGTAGATACTTTTACAATCTTTACCGAAGGTGGTGACTTAAAGATGGCAATTGGTTATTCGTCTATCTCTACAAACAGAGTTACATTTACTGCACAAAAAGATTATGCAGAAATAGTAAAACCAATTTCTTTCTCAGCAAAGTATTTGAAAGAAATCTTAACTGCAAACAAAGAAGCAACAAATGCAAAATTAAAAGTTTCAACTGACGGATTATCGAATGTTGAATTCCAAATTGATGATTTTGTATGTAAATATTATTTAGTAGAAATCTCAAATTAATAAAATGAAAGAACAATTAGAATTATTCCCACAAGAGGAATTACAACAACAAGACGCTGGCAGTATTAATGTACCTGAGGCCCAACCAATTAAAGATGCAGAATGGTGTTTTCAATTTTTTAACAATGAACCAATTGTATTTGCATGGTCAAACGAAGGTGAAGAACCTACTCCTTTGGCTTTACAATTACAACCAACGGAAGGTGAAGGTTTAAATTTTCAACAAAATGGAATGACATTTAGAATTTTCCCAAGAGAAATTAGTGAAGAAACAAAACAACAAAGAGCAGAACAAAATGCAAGTCAAAATAAAGAAGCTTAGTCCAGAAGCAGTAATACCAACTTACGCAAAAGATGGTGATGCCGGAATGGATTTAGTGGCAACATCAATGAAATTTGATGGCACACAAATTACATACGGAACAGGATTAGCAATCGAAATACCCGAAGGATTTGTAGGATTAGTATTTCCTCGTTCATCTATTCGCAAAACCGATTTATCATTAAGTAATTCGGTAGGTGTAATTGATAGTGGATATAGAGGTGAAATACAGGCAACATTTAATCAAAGGTCATTATCATCTCAAAGTGGTAGTTTCTTATATGGTGTAGGTGATAGGATTATGCAAATTATAATTATCCCACATCCTCCGATTGAGTTTGAAGAAGTAGAAGAATTAAATAACACCGAAAGAGGCGAAGGCGGATTCGGGTCAACTGGAAAATAATATGAGTTTTTTCGCAAACGATATAAACAAAAGAGAACATAGTTTGTGGGTGGAGAAATACCGTCCACAAACTCTTGCTGACTATGTTGGTAATGAAACCATCAAAGAAACAATTCAGCAGTATTTAGATGCAAACGATATACCACATTTGTTGTTATACGGAAAAGCAGGTACGGGTAAGACTACACTTGCTAAACTAATCGTAAACACAATCAAATGTGACTTTATGATTATTAACGCATCGGATGAAAACAATGTGGATACTGTTAGAACAAAAGTAAAGAACTTCGCATCATCGGTTGGATTTGCAGGTTTCAAAGTAATCATCTTAGATGAGTTTGATTATATGACACCGGGAGCACAAGCGATTTTGAGAAACTTAATGGAAACATTCAGTAAGCATTGTAGGTTTATCTTAACCTGTAATTACATTGAGAAAATCATTGACCCGATTCAAAGTAGATGTCAATCATTCGCTATCACACCTCCAACTAAAAAGGATGTAGCAGTTCAGGTTAGTAAGATTTTGGATACTGAAAAGATTACATATGATATTAAGAATGTAGCAGATATTGTTAGTTCGTATTATCCAGATATTCGTAGAATCTTAAATACTTGCCAATTACAATCGGCTAAAGGTGAATTAAAAGTAGACCATGCAATTATGGTT